CAAATTAAAGCAGGCGATAGAGTGGTGATCAGAGGTATGACTCATGTGATATCTAATGTGGATGACAACACAACTGCTTATATCACTCCAGATTACAGAGGTGTTAATACTTCTGCTGGTGTTAAAATGTGTGCTGTGGTTGATAAAAAAGCAAAACAATCAGAATTTAATAAAGACAAATTGGACGGCACAGGTCCAAGTGGATACAATTGGGACGTGTCCAAGATGCAGATGATTGGGATACAGTTTTCATGGTATGGTGCTGGATTTATCGATTGGATGACAAGAGGACAAAAAGGTGATTTTATCTTTGTTCACAGAATGAGAAACTCAAACGTTAACACAGAAGCATTTATGAGAACAGGTAACCAACCTGTGCGTTACGAAGTGACCAACGAAGGTCCTAATGGTAGACTGTTTGAAAATGTAGATGCTACTCAAACCACAATCACTTTGGAAGATGCTTCATTCTTCCCTGTGTCAGGTGGTACTGTGTACATTGACAACGAAATTATCACATTCACAGGTATCACAAATGACACATTGACAGGTTGTACACGTGGTGCTCAATTGACCAACTTTGCGGCAGGTGCCACAAGAAACTATTCAGCGGGTGCGGCGGCTCCACACTTTAGAAACACAGGAGTTGTGCTGGTATCCAACACAGCATCTCCAATCATTTCACACTGGGGATCAGCGTATCTAACAGATGGTAACTTTGATGAAGACCGAGGATACCTATTCAGTTACTCAGGTACTGGATTACAACTATCCACAATTAGACAAACTGTGTTCCTAATGAGATTGGCTCCGTCAGTATCCAATGCCTTAACAGGTGACTTGGGAGACAGAGACTTATTGAACAGAGCCCAGTTGCTACTGGATGGTATTGAGATTACCACAGAACCAGTTGCGGTAGGACAAACACAAGGTCAGTTGGTGATTCAAGGAATTATCAATCCTCAGAACTATCCGATTGATCCAGCAGATATAGGTTGGACAGGACTACAAACAACTGCTCAAGGTGGTCAGCCAAGTTTTGCCCAGATTGCTCCGGGTGGATCTGTTAACTGGAACGGTGGTGCTACAACCACAACTGCCACAGCAGACACTCAATCATTGATGACATCAACATCCAATCACTGGTTCAACTTAGGTGGTAACAGAAACTATGCTTACTTCTTAGAAGCAGATTGGGAAGGCAAAGGACACGTGGTAGGTATGGCAGTGACTTCAGGTCAATTCCCTGCCAACACAGTGGTCACACAGATTCAAGACAATGGATCTTATTACTTTGTAAGATTTAACAACAGACACACAGGTATATCAGCAGGACAAGCCGTTAACTTCTCATACGGTGGTGACTTTACAGGCACCAACTACTTGTTCTTTGATCCTACAACATGGGAAGCCTCAGCGGCAACCAGCGGTACTGAAGTGGATGCAGATACAACTACTGAATTCCCACCAGGTACAACTGTACAACAGGTGTTTGCGAAAACTGTGTTTGGGTCAACAGAATACTACAGAGTTGAATTTAACCAAACATTCTCGGGCACAATCAGTGCGTCAAGTTCAGTATCGTTCAAATTTGGTCAACCACCATACGCACAACCAGGTGAAACTATTTTCTCTTTCGTTGCCCAACCGGGAGAAAGAGCAACACTTGGATTAGATAAAATTAAAGCATTAACCAATACCACTTTGGGTGGTAGAGGTACGTTCCCTAATGGTCCAGACGTGCTGGCAATCAATGTATTCAGAACAGCAGGTTCAGGTGATGTGTCTGCTACGGTAACATTGAGATGGTCAGAAGCACAGGCTTAATGGATCAATTGATCAAATATATCTGCGAGCAGTGTGGCTGTGAACAACACTGTAAATCTTCATGCACAGAATGTCAGGATTGTCCAGATTGTCGTTGCGAGCAGTGTGTGAAAAAATCTAAGTAGTTTTATTTTCTAATTTTTGAGAATCACCAGGAATAATTCTGTAATTGTCTTCTGGATCGTCAGCAGTGCTAACTTCTGTAATACTGCCATGTTCACTTAACAGTTGAACTTGATGTGGCATCAAAGGTAAATTTCTCCAAGTTTCACCTTCTTTCAATTCTTTGGTGTACAGTGTGGCAGTTTTTGTGTCAATGTAACTCAGTAAGAATTTTCCTTCGTTCACAAACCAAGATTCATCTTTGGTCTTGTGAAAGTGCATGGAAAATTTGGCACCACGTTTTGTGAATACCATGATTTTGCCACAGTATTTGTCGTTGGAAGCCCATATCAGTTCGTAACCCCAACCTTTATCTACTTTACCTTCTTTATTGATCATTTAGATATTGCTCAACTGTTTTAAATTGTATTGTAACATTTTTATTTAATTGTGTCAAATCCGCACAGGTGTAAGACTGATACTGTCCTTTGAGTGCTGTGGGCATTGGTATAGTCTCTATTTTGGCATCATATTTTTTTGCTACGGATTCTGCCACAGATTGAAATGATGTTGCTGTGCCTGTGCCCACATTGAATATGCCGCTCACATCCTGCTGTAACATTTGACAGTGTACATTACACACATCATCTACGCACACAAAATCTCTTAGATATTGATCACTGTTTTCAAAAATTTTGATTATTCCTGTATTTTTGGCTTGTTGTGTAAATTTTGTGACAGGAGATGCTTGATCGCCTTTGTGTTCTTCATGAGCACCATACACATTGAAATATCTAAAACCTTGAACTAATATTTTAAAATCTCCCAAGGCTTGATTTATAAATCTATCAAAGAGATATTTGCTCCAAGCATAAGGTGATTGAGGATACACAGGCCCTGATTCTATAAAATTGTTGGTATTGCCATACACGCTGGCAGAACTAGCATATTGGAAATTAACACCCATTGTGTCGCACATTTGTAATAGTTTTAGGCTGTATTCATAATTTTGATCCATGATTAATTCCACATCTCTTTCTGTGGTAGAACTTATAGCACCCAAATGAATTACCCAATCATACTGGCTGGGATCAGGAAATCTATTAGGAGCATACTCGAAGCATTCAACTTCGTGCTTCATGTCCATAAGGTGACTGACTAAATTTTGTCCTATAAAACCTGCGGCTCCTGTTACACATATTCTCATAACCACGACTCCACTATTTTTTTAGAATGTTCAGGCCATATACTTTTTATGAATGTATTTTTATTATCAGTCAAAAAATTAATATTAATATTGATTCTCGATTGTTGATCAGTACAAGTTGATCCTGAATGTTTCATATTACTAGGAAATACCACCATGCTATTGGCTTTGCTTTGTATTTTTATTCCATCTTCAAATTGAGTATAACCATTATTTGTATTCACATAATATATTGCTGTCCAACTTAAAGGCACTGTGGTATCAGTATGAAAACCATGTACGATATGTTTTTCGTTCATTGGAATATTGTTTGCTTTTACTCTAATAAACGAATAAGGTTGAAGAACTTCAAAGATAGGAAACAGCATTTGCCAATTTTCTTGTGATGTGACCACTGAAGAATTTTGATGGAAAAAGTGTACAAATTGGGCTTGATATTTTTTATCTGTTAAACTGTCTTTTTCAGCAACAATACTATTGCTGTAAAACCACGCAAATCTATCAGAAGTTAAATAATCATGCATAGCAGTAAAAGACTGTTTGTCAATTACATCAGTACAAATCAATTTATTTTGTTCAATTTTAGTCTGCATTTTTAACTTTTTCTAAAATACTTGTTGTCGAAAAACCTTCTACTGTGGGAAATATTTTAACTTTTGCCAATTCATTTCCCACTGTTGTATCCACAGTGTAATCGCCACCTTTCACTATGATATCGGGTGTGTATTTTTTAATAGATTCTAATGGTGTGTCTTCATCGAACACTACCACTCTGTCAACCCAAGGCAACTGTCTCAATTGTTGCTCTCTAATCAGAGCATTGTTGAATGGTCTGTTGCTACCCTTTAATCTTTTCACACTTTCATCAGAATTGATTCCCACAATCAATCTATCTCCTTGTGCTTTGGCAAATTTTAACAGTTCTAAATGTCCTTGATGCAGGATATCAAATACTCCATTTGTCCAAACCACAGTGTCCTCAACATCACTTCTTTTAACCACGGTGACTCCTCTGTGTTGAATCACTCTGCTGGCTCCTTTCAGTGCTAATTCACAAGCATCTATCATGGAGTAACCCATTTCGTGATAGTGTACAATTATTGCCAACACTGTGTCTCCAGCACCACTAACATCTGCCAATTCAACAGCATCACCAGTGATATGTTTGTACACACAATCACCAATCACGTGTATTCCGTTGGCTCCATCAGTCACAATTAACCATTCCCAATGATTGTGTACCCTTTTTATTTCTGCATCTGTAGGATTAAATTCACCAAACCAAGATTTGTATTCTTTCATGTTGGGTTTCACAAGATAAACACCATGATATGTGTTAGGTTTCTGCTTTGGATCAACATAGATACGTTTAACTTTGTTTTCTATTTGGCGCACAAAGTTCTCTTTGACAACTCCTTTATCATAATCACTGATGATGACCACATCATCTTGTTTTAAATTTTTTATCAGATTGTTTTGTGGTTCTTCTCCTGTGTAATACTGCTCTTTGTCCAATCTCAACAAGTGTTGTCCATCAGGGCCAATCATTCTTGTTTTGGTAGTGGTTGTTTCAGCATCTAGGCACAGATACGTCTTTATGTTATTGTGCAGTAAAATCTCTTGGATTTTGTGACCAGGGGCATCGTTGCCCACCGATCCATAAAGATGCGTGTCTGCGCCGAGATTTGATAGGTTTAAAGCGAGGTTTCCAGCACCTCCTACGTTGTGATTGCGTGTATTTTCCTTCAATACTAATGCACTGGCTTCGGGAGAAACTTTGGTACTGTCTCCCTGTACCCATACATCCAGCATCACATCACCAATTATTTTCATTTGATCAATTTAAGCATTTTGAACACAGTGTCCAATTTGATTTGGTTAGTTTTGTTTTGAAATGTTTTGCGTAAACCTTGGTGTAAAGGTTTGGGCCAATTGCCAAAAGTTACCCAAGCATATCCATCATGTTCTGTGTTTAATGTTGGAATAAATTCTTTTTCTACCACACACAGATAAGTGTGATACAGGAAGTTTTCATCATTGCTGATGAATGTTTCCATAGGAATAGTTTTTTTAATTTTTTGTTCACCAATTTCTTCTTTGATTTCTCTTTGAAGACCTTCCCACAAATTTTCATCAGAAGTTGTGGTACCTCCAACCAGACCCCATACATGATTTTGTTTGCTTTGAGTTCTGTGTAGTAATAAAAATCTTTTCGTGTCTAGTGTATAGAAGAGTGCTCCACACCCTACAATTTTACTGCTCATGTTAATAATTATGTGACTAAGAGATCTTCCAGGTGCCTTTTCGATATTCACCTTCGAACGATAACAACCATTCTGTGCCGTTCCATTTGTACTGAACACCTGTGTTTAAATTGGTAATGTGTGTTAAGTCTGTTGTTGTACTGGCATCAAAAACCACTTGCCAATTTGTACCATTCCATTCTACGATGTCATTCTCGCCTGCTACCAAATCAATATTGCTATCACCTTTCCAAGCATCTGCACCATCCACATTGTCGGCACTGCCTATTCCTTTTAACAATAGTAACCTTTTGCCAATTTGTTTGACATCTTTAGGATCAAATATAGTTGGATCCACAATGAAGTCAACCGAACCACTTGTTTTGCTTGGGCCTACAATTACAGTGTCTGTTGGAATTGTGTCTTCATCCCAATCAATCAACAACTGATAAGGATTGCTTTCATTGATAGCAACTGTGCCTACCACTTGAGCATCTATTCCTTCTCTGTTTAGATATATTTTGCTCAATCCGTTTTTAAAATTAGGTATTGTATCCACATTTCCATTCCATACCAAGCCACCTATTGTGCCTTTGTGTATAATTTGTGCCACACTGCCCAATACATAAATGTCGTAGTTGATTCCTGTTGTGCCTAACACAGCATCGGTATCTTTTCTTATGGCTCTGCCTGTGTCATCCAACTTGATACTGTTTTCATATCCGTCTTGATATGCTTTTAACTCAGGCATGGTTTGGCTCAAATCTATATTGCCCGATTGTTCATTGAATATGCTGGTTATTATATGTGTAATAACTCCAAGTTTTTTAACCTTTGTAGGAGGTGAAATGTATATTGGAGTTGTAAATCCTAATGTAGCAACATCAACTTCTGTTTCTGTTCCCAGCGGAATAGTTCTAGAAGAAAAATTAATACTTGCCAATTCTACCACACTCAAACTGGTCCAATCCACATAGTTGTCTGTGGTTTGTATTTCTAATGATGGATTAAACAGCATCATAATTTGTTCCATAATTTGTAATTTTTGTTCTGTGTTTGACGTCCATATATCGCAGTTCAAAGTTAATGTGTAAGGTGTAGGCATCAAACGTTCTACAGTAACATTTTTGCCTTGTGTATTCAAGTATTCCTCATTGTTGGCATCATAGGCTCTTTCTCTGATATGAATTTTACTCACAAAACTGGCATCAGACAAACGTGTTCTGTCCATTTCCAGTCCAGTCACATACACACCCATTCTTGGCACAGAAGGTAATTTGTTTTCAGAGTTGTCTCTAATTATGTGTGACACTTGACGAGTAATATCTCCATACATCACAGGAATAGTTTTTAATCCACCATCACCATCTTTGTATGAAAAGTTACTCATCAGTCTAATAATTTGAGTAATGTATCTTCTTATCTGTCCGTCGTAGAAAAACTGCATTAATTATCCGCCCTAGGTTTGAGTGCTTTGGATAAACTCTGTCTTTCTTCCACAGTTTCTCCAGCAATGGTTGAAGTTTTTGTGTTATTAATAAATGTACCTTTTTGTGTGCTTCTTGTGTCAGTATTTGTAAGAGTCATACGTACATTATCTTCCATTTTAACCCAACGAGCACCATCATATCTAAATAATCTATTAGGTAAAAAGTCTGTTCTTAAAAAATAACTGCCTTTGTCTGATTGAGCAGGGAATGAAATACCGAATCCAAACTGTTCACCATTTGGTGGCACACCGTCACCTAAAAGGTATCCATCATAACCTTCTTTGGTAGGTGTTTGATTAACTCTGTCTGTGAGAGTGTTCGCAGTTGAAGTGTCTAATGTGGATATATCTGTTGTAACTAATTCAGGTTTACCTTGATCATCCACTTGTAGTGTGTAAAAGTGTGCGATGTCGTAGCCTGACTTGGGTGAATCTGCTTCTGCCTGAGCAATAACGGCATTGTTGATCTGCATTTCTTGTTCATAAGTTGAAAGCACATCTCTCAATGTTTTGCCATCACCGGCTCCAGCATCTTTGTTTAATATTTCTTTGAATTCTTGTGAGTCGTAGATCTGTTTTAATTTAACTCTGTACAGATGTGGATACCAAGTTTGAGAAAATCCTTCCGCCGCTCTGTTTACATCTTCTACCACATAAAATCTTTTCAACGCCACATTGAAATCATTCAGTGCGTACTCGTCTTTTAGATGAGGCAATTCAAACACATCACCCGGCATCACTTTTCTACCCAAAGTTTTCACACTGGTTGTGATTGGGATGGTCATGAATAATGTGTCATTTTGTAAAAACAGTCCAAATTGACTCATATCGAAGTCAATATCCTGCACGTTGTAAATGCCTCTTATGCTGTAAATGTCTGGACTATATTTTCTATCTCTATTTTCTAAGAACAGCATGTCTTGAATATTGGTTTCTTTGACAGCATCATATCTAGGCTGTGCGGCAGTGGCTTCTGCTTCATCAGGATTGCGTGGTCCTAGGTATTTGTGAACAAACACATCGGTACCGCCCACAGTGAACATTTCGACCACTGTTTTGTCTAAAAATGTATAATCGTTACCCTTTTCTGGTTTGTAAAGACTTAATCTTGGCATAGACATATATTTATCGGACGATAAATATGTATAAGGAAAACTGTATGAGCGATTTGACCACACAAAAACAAGAGATTTTCGACTATGTTTACACCAGCCTAGGCGGTGGTATGGTAGACGTAGAACTG